TGAAGCTGAATTAATGAGATTACATCCTGACTTTGGAGAGATTCGTGATAGCGATGATTTTCATGATTGGGCTGATGAGCAACCTAAATGGGTACAGGATGCATTGTATGAAAATGATAATGATGCACGGTCAGCAGCACGGGCTATTGACCTGTACAAAGCAGATAAAGGAATAAAAGGTGAGAAGAAGTCTAAGAAAGATAAAGGTGCTGCTGAAGCGGTGTCAACTAAAGGCAATAGAAGCGCACCTCAAACAGACGAATCTTCCACTTATTTAACAGAGTCTCAAGTTCAGGCAATGTCAGCCATTGAATATGAGAAACGCTCTGACGAAATCATGGAAGCTATCCGTACAGGAAAGTTTATTTATGATATGTCTGGTTCTGCCAGATAAAAAAAGTGTTGACAAATAGTTATTTTTCAGTATAACTATATGTGACCAAGTGTGGATATATAGCGCAATATGTCCACACATAATAGCAAACAAACACAGCTTACGGATTACCTGACGAATTTGGCCTGTTGAATAGTAGGGCGGCCACCTTACTAGAATACACACCCAAGTGAATTAGCCTCTGATTAGTCTCGTGAGTTTGCATCTGTAGAAAAATGCTAAAACTTTAGGAGAAGAAACATGGCATTCGCAAGAGCAGCGGGTTATGGTAATCTTCCTAACGGTAATTTTTCGCCTATAATTTACAGCAAACAGGTGCAACTTGCTTTCCGCAAGGCTGCTGTTGCTGAGGCAATCACCAATAATGACTACTTTGGTGAAATTGCTCAAATGGGTGACTCCGTTAAGATTATTAAAGAACCCGAAATAACAGTCAAGTCATATGAGCGTGGTACTACTATCACTCCTCAAGACCTTGACGATGAAGAGTTCAGCCTGACAATTGACAAAGCTAACTACTTTGCATTTAAGGTTGATGATATTGAAGAGGCGCACAGCCACGTTAACTTCCAATCTTTGGCAAGTGACCGTGCTGCATATCGCCTTGCTGACCAGTATGACCAAGATGTTCTTGGCTATTTGTCAGGTTTTAAACAGTCAGCTATTCATGGAGCAGCGGATACTGTTAACACAACTGTTAACGGTGCTAAAGCTGTTTCAACAGCCTCTGATGGTGCAAACCTCGTAGGTGCTGAATTGCTTGCGTCTATGTCTTTGGACGCATCTGACTTTACTAATGCATCAGGTTCTGCAGGTTCTGCAAACAACTGTATTGGTATTGAGCCACGTGCAGGTGGCGCAACGGCTGCTAAGTCTAGCACTGCTGGTAACGCATTTCCGCTGCAAATCATTGCACGTATGTCACGTCTGATGGACCAACAGAATGTTGATACCCAAGGACGCTGGCTAGTTCTTGACCCAGTTTTCATTGAAGTATTGAAGGATGAAGATTCACGTCTTCTGAACGCTGACTTTGGTGGCTCTGGTCTTCAGAATGGTCTTGTTGTAAATAACCTTCACGGTTTCCAAGTTTACACATCTAACAACTTGCCTTCGCTGGGTACTGGCCCTGCAACTACAGGCGGTGTTAATGCGTCAAACATGGGCATTATCGTGGCTGGTCATTCATCTGCTGTTGCAACTGCAGAGCAGATTAATAAGACTGAAACTTACCGTGACCCTGACAGCTTTGCTGACATCGTTCGTGGTATGCATCTGTACGGCAGAAAGATTCTTCGTCCTGAAGCAATCGTAACTGCCGCTTACTGCTTGGCATAAGGGGAGGATTGAATTATGGCTGAAATTTCCGCAGTTCTTAAAGCCGCTTCTGGCAACTCCCAACGTGGACGTAATGCATATTATGTCGATAACGTAATTGACCTGACTGCAAATAGCATCAACCCTAACGGTGATACTATTCAGGCAATTACTGTTCCGGCAAATACTCTCATTCTTGCTGCTGGTCTTCAGGTTGTAGAATCTGCAACTATGAACAGTGGCACAGATGCAACTGCATCACTTGGTTTTACAGGTGGTGACGTTGATGAGTTTGTCGCAACTTTTGACATTGATGCTGCTGCTGACGGTGCTTATGCTCCTCAGATTGCTATCACTGGTTTGACTGCCTCTACTTCAGCAGACGTAATTGACGTTTTGCTTGCAGGTAGTGGTGCGTCATTTACCGCTGGTAAAATTCGTGTGTACGCAATCATGATGGACATCAGTGACCAAGGTGACATGTCTGCTGACGAAGTAGACCGTGACACACTTGCATAAATAATGTGATGGGGCAGGGCAACTTGCCCCTCACTTTCTCTAAGGAAAAAACATGGCATACGATTTTCTTGGTCTAGTAAATGATGTAAACAGACGGCTGAATGAGGTAGAACTCACTTCAGCTAATTTTGCAACTGCAACAGGATTTTACTCACAGGCTAAAGATGCAGTAAATGCTTCCATAAGATATTTAAATCAGTCAGAATATAATTGGCCTTTTAATCACGTAACGCAAACAACTACATTAGTAGCTAACACTAGCCGTTACGCATTTCCAACAGATGCTAAAGTTATTAATTTTAAAACATTTAGAATAAAAGAAAATACTACACTGGGTAATGCTACCACTAGATTAAGTGAAGTAGCTTATGAAGAATATCTAGATAAGTATGTACAGCAAGAGTATAATTCAACTTCCAATCAAGGTGTTCCTATTTATGTTATACAAGCACCTGACTTAGAATACATATTATCACCAGAACCAAATAAAGCATATGAAGTAGTATACGAGTATTATACTTTTCCTACCGACTTATCTGGGGCAACAGATACAACAAATATACCAGAACGCTTTAGACACATTATTATAGATGGTGCTATGTACCACGCATATATGTTTAGAAGTAACTCACAAGCGGCTACAATAGCAAAACAAAAGTTTGATGAGGGTATTAAACATATGCGTTCACAATTGATTAATCGTACACCTTATGTGCGTTCCTATATGATTACTCGTAACTCAGGTGGAGCAAACACAGGTCTTAATTTATAAGGGCTAACACGATGGATGCATGGCAAACCTATCCTGTTGAGTTTCGTGGCGGTCTGATAACAAACTTATCTCCCCTTCAGCAGGGTATAAATGCACCGGGAAGTGCAAGAATACTAAGAAACTTTGAACCATCAGTAGAAGGTGGTTATAGAAGAATCGAAGGGTTTACAAAGTTTGATAGTGCTATTATACCACCTTATGGTGCGCCAGTAGTTCACGGTGCTAGTCAAACAGGAACTACACTTATTATAGCTGCCTGTCACACAACACCTGTTGCAGGTGATACATTTCAAGTAGCAGGTGTTTCAGGAACTTATACTATAGCTTCTGGTGGTGTTAGCTTTGATGCTACCAATAATAGAGCAACACTAACACTAACAACTTCTCTTGCTAGTAGTCCAGCTAATGCTGCTGCTATTACATTTTTAAGTACAACATCTAATTATTTAACTATAGGTGTAGCAGCATGGGAAGACAGTGCTATTGTCTGTAAAAATGCAGACATATTTAAATCTGGTGGTTCTGGATTTACTAAAATTAATGTGCCTGATTATGGCACACCTCTTGTAAATGGTGCTGGTCAAAGTGGCGGCACACTTGCAATTGATGGTTTAGATAGCGCACCTCAATTAGGAGATGCTTTTAAAATTGCTGGTGTAGATTTAATTTACACAGTTACTGCAGATGCAACTGTATCATCTGGTGGTGCTACAATAAATATAAATCCTAATTTAGCTAGTAGTCCTGCTGATGATGCAGCTATTACATTTCTTTCTGTAAGTAGAGAAACTGCTGGCAAGACAAGGTTTGCTAAATATAACTTTAGTGGCACAGAAAAGATAGCAATAGTAGATGGTCTTAACGCACCAGCATTATATGACAATGCTACATTTACTGTTCTTGATAGCGCACCAACAGGAGTTATAGGCGCATCTTTTGTTGAAGAAGCTAAAAAACATTTATTTTTTGCAAAAGGCAGTAACTTAACTTTTACTGCACCTTATACGGATTCAGACTTTACAGCAGCTAATGGCTCTGGTGTAATTAACGTAGGAACTACAATTACAGGTCTTGCTGTATTTAGGCAAAATCTTATTATATTTACTGAGCGTAGTATACATCAATTACTAGGCACTACTATTGCAGATTTTAACCTACAGCCAATTACAACAGATATAGGTTGTATTGACTCAGATACCATACAAGAAATTGCCGGGGATATTATGTTCCTTGCACCTGACGGATTAAGACTTGTAAGTGGTACAGATAGAATTGGAGATTTTGGACTAGCATCTGTATCTAAAAATATTCAGTCTAACATGACAGCTTTTATTGCTTCTAATACAAGTTTTACAAGTTGTGTAATTAGAGAAAAGTCACAGTATAGAATATTAGGTTTTAACAATAACATTACTGCAGAAAATGCTCAAGGAGTATTAGCTACACAGTTTGCCCCACAAGGTGGTGAGGGTATGGCATGGGCTGAAACACGAGGCATACGTGCAAACGTAGCAGATAGCAATTATAACGGCACTGTTGAAGTAGTGTTATTTTCAAATGATGATGGCTATTTGTATCAAATGGAAAGTGGTAATTCATTTGATGGAGATAATATTCAAACTACATTTGCTACTCCACACTTACCTATTAAAGACCCACGAATACGTAAAACATTTTATAAATTATTTTTGTATTCTGACCCACAAGGTAGCGTAAACTTTGATGTTAGTTTAAAACTAGATTTTGACAGTTCGGGTACTATTCAGCCACCAGCTATTCGCATTCTTAATACACAAGGACAAGTTGGATTTTTTGGTGTAGGCATATTTGGTTCTACAAGTTTTGGAAGCAAGCTACTTAAACTATTTGAAACGCAAGTGGTAGGTTCAGGAAACACTGTATCTTTTCAATTTACATCCACAAGCACAGACCCACCATATTCCATTGATGCATTAACAGTTGAATATGCAGAACACGATAGAAGGTAAATAACATGGGAACAGGTTATACCAGAAACGATACCGCTAATAATATTGCTGACGGTAACATTATTAACGCTGCAGACTTTGATGGCGAGTATGATGCTATTGAAGCTGCTTTTAATAGTAGTTCAGGACATACCCATGATGGCACATCCGGTGAAGGTGCGCCTGTTACTGTGCTTGGACCTGCTCAAGACTTTGTGGCTAGTACAACTGAAATAAAACCAAAGACTAATAATACACTAGACATTGGTACAAGTCTTCTTAAATTTAAAGATGCTCACTTAGCTGGCACAGCTAATCTTGTAAATCTAACTACCACTGGTGATGTTACTCTTACAGGCGCAGCTAACAATGTAGTGTTTGATGCCAGTGACAATGCACTAGAGTTTGCAGATAGTGCTAAAGCTACCTTTGGTGCAGATGCAGATTTACAAATATTTCACGATGCATCAGATAGCATCGTCAGAGATTCAGGCACTGGTATATTAGCACTAGATGGTAGCACAGTAGAAATCAGAAAAAATGATGGCTCTAAAACTATGGCACAGTTTGTAGAAGATGGTGCTGTAAGTTTATATCATGATAATTCTGTTAAACTAGCAACGACAGCAACAGGTGTTACAGTTACTGGTTCGTTAGCTATGGATGGTTTAAGTTTAGGAGACAATGAAAAAGTTCAACTTGGCACAGGAACAGACCTTGAACTATACCATGATGGCACAGACAGTATTATAGAAAACAACACAGGCGAGTTATTTATTCAGGGTGATAATGTAACTCTCCGTAGCGACACAGGCACTGAAACTTTTATAGCTATGGATGTTAATGGTGCTGTTGAACTCTACCATAACAATGTAAAAAAGTTTGACACAGATGCAGATGGTGTAAACGTAACTGGTCAAATTGATGTTAGTACAGACGCTAAGATTAGCGGTAATATAAGTGTGCTTTCAGATGGTGGTGTTATAAAATTAGGTGCAGGTGAAGAAATAACACTTACTCATGAACACAACGTAGGTGTACAAGCTAAAGCAGCATCAGGTTTTGAACTTAACTTACAGACAGGTGATACGTCTGTTGAAAGTGGTAACGTCTTAGGTAAGATAACTTTTAATGCTCCTGATGAGGGTAGTGGTACAGATGCTATTCTTGATGGTGCAGCTATTGAAGCTGTAGCTGAAGCTACCTTTGCTAGTGACAATAATTCTACTGCCCTTGTATTTAAAACAAATACATCTGCTGCTGCTACAGAACGTATGCGTATCAAGTCTGACGGCACTATTGTTATGGATACGCAAGTTGACATTGATAACATTACTATTGATGGCAACACAATTAGTAGCACAAATACTGATGGTAATATTGCTATCACTCCAAACGGTACAGGCGAAGTTGACATTACCAAAGTAGATATTGATAGCGGTGCTATTGATGCTGTGACATTAGGTACTAATAGTGCTGTTACAGAACTGCAGGTAGATAACATTAATGTTAATGGCAATGCCATTACATCTACAGATACTAATGGTAACATTGCACTTACACCAAATGGCACTGGTGAAGTTGATATTAGTAAAGTAGATATTGCTGCTGGTGAAATAGATGGCACAACAATAGGGGCTAACAGTGCTGCTGCTGGTACATTTTCAAGCGTAACACTTGCTTCTGGTGCAACTGTTACTGCTATTCTTGATGAAGATAATATGGCAACAGACAGTGCCACTGCTTTAGCTACTCAACAATCTATTAAA